GGATTGGGTGCTAAAAACTTAAAGCAATATTCATCAACTGGATCGAAAGTTGCACCTGTGATCGCTAATGGGTTTAATACCGACATAGTTTTCGATAGTACAGATTTTGTTATCCTAGATCAGTTACCAGCGGTAGCTATATCTGAAGCAGGAAAGGTAATCTTTTTTGCCGGTAGCAATGCCCCATCAGGCTATTTAAAAGCTAATGGTAATGCGATTCCCAATGGCGTAGGAACTGTTCAAGGCATCACAGCTGACTTTTCAACTTTATATGGGATTCTAGGCACTAAATATGGCGTTCTTGGTACGTTACCAGATATGCGAGGCCAATTTGCCAGAGGATTCGATGATGCGCGTGGCTTAGACACAGGTCGGGTTTTAGGGTCAGCACAAACCGATGCGTTTCAGGCTCATACTCATTCTCAGCAAAATGATGGCCCTCAGTATGGAGGTGCGGTTACTGGCGTGGTTGGTTACTATCCTGGAACAAGCGGTGGTGCTACTGGATCGACAGGTGGTACAGAAACAAGACCAACAAATATTGCATTGCTGGTCTGTATCAAATATTAAAACAGTTTTCCGGTTTTCAATTTATGATGATAGCCAATGTTATATAGAATTTCATTGGCTTCATTAATATACCAATCATAATTTATATCTTGTGGGAACTCGCAACCTAAAGTCATTAGTGCTTTTGCACCATCACTTTTGGCAACTTTATTGCCATTCGATTTATATTTTATGCAAGTTCGTTCACCTTTTGAGTAGTACCATCTAACGACTTTTCCAATATATTTGTCATCTTTAATTGCTCCACCGCGAACATTCTTAACAACAACAAACTGTTTAATATCGACGCAATTTCTTATTGTATCTTCAATAGGAACGCCATCAGTTATAAGTTTAACAACTGCATCTGAGCATATCTGAGTATCAGGATTCTTATGAAATCTAAAAATTGATAACTTCAGATCAATCCAGTTATTTGAATAACAACCTTTTCTCTTAACTTTACCATCAGGTTTAACAGCAATGTAGTTATTCACATCCCTGTTGAATATTGAGTTGTAAATGGTTTCTTCTGTTGTAAAATTGGTAATTGCTTCCCATTGTTTTATGATTCCGTTTAATTCTTCTTCCCTGTTATGTAAACATTTGATGACAATACCATCTGTATTAGCAGACACAACAGCTATGCCCACAAGTTCTAAATATTCAATCAACATCAACAATGAGAGCTGACCTGTTATTGTTACCTGGATAAGCAGATCAGGAGAATAAAGGATTGAATACTTTGAGCCAAACTTACCAAAACTTCCATTGATTGTAATTTTTAAACTATCTGAAACGATTGTGTTTTTAGCTCGTTTTGCTTCAACCCTTCGCGTAACAATCGATTCATAAACTTCTAAGAAAGACTCACCAATATGCTGTGGGAATAACCCTTGATTAAGAATTATGCGTGGATAATAAGACTCAACATCAACATCTTTCAGGATATAATCAGCATCAGAATAATGAGCGATTGATTTTTCGGTACTATGCAAACCACCTAATGCCAATTTGTAAATTGACTCGCCTATCGGAATTTTTAACTTTTCCATGCTGGATGGAAGTTTGGGATACCCGCTATTGTCAATAACAAAAGTTGCGTTCCTAACAGTTTCTAAAACAGTCTGCATCTTTAATGTCCGGAACCCAATATATGCAGGGATTGAATATCTAAATTCTGTTCCTGGTAATATTTTGGGTTTCTTTGGGTAAGTTCCAGTCAGTTTGTAAACTTCGCTGCCAATAACTGCTTCTGCAATTTGGGCATCTGATTTGGATCGTAAGTCTTGATCGTACTCAGAACTTAATTGTTCGCGCAACTTAAACTGTTCGCTAAGTTCACAGTAGTTTAATATTGTTAGGTCTAAATCATTACAACAATACTCAATAACTTCTCTCGATTGATCGTAAGTCAAATTAACATTTGGATCATATGGTAAGTCACGTATTGTTTCACAATGAAGTCTACCTCCATATAATTTCAATGAACCTACTAACGGACAAACATCAAAAATATCAATATGATTAATCTCAGGGAAATTTACTTTAAATTCCTGTTCAACTTGCCAATGTTTCAATTCATTACTAATTATACGTTTTGTTACTGTATAAAGTTCATCAAACTTTAAACCATTTATTGCCAAACAAACTTGTGGAATGTCATAGACTTTAGAGTTAAAACCAATAACTTTAAAGTTCCATAACATCCACGCAAGTTTTAATGTTGACAAACTTGCGTGGATATGATCTTCAAGAATTACAATCCCGCCTGATTCAATATGTTTGAAAGCTACCATCCAAAAATTAGGATAACTTTCAACATCAAATACAAACTCACTCCCTGTAGGTAATTCTCTTAATTCAACATCGGTTAGTAATTTCATTTTATTATATCTCGCAAATTGGGGTTATGCTTAACGGTTAAAAGATTTTATTCACAAGCCTTTAAAATACCACGAACATTATCTCCAAAGAACAAAGCCTGTTGTTTAGCAACATCAAAGTCAACAGTTTTCATCAACGGTTCTAAAAGTTTCAAATACTTAGAACTGAATGCAATGTGTTCTGGCAATCCTTCGATTTTAAAATAAGTACCTTTTGAAACAAATAAACCGTTGTGGTCAAAACTAACAATGTTGTCAACTGCAAAATCAGCGATTGTTGACACACCTTCCATAAATGATTTTGGCAACGGAATTGGATTACATGCAACATTTAAAACAGGATGATAGTTCAAATACGGTTCTTTTACCAAATTAGTTCTTATGAATGAACCATCGATGAAATGAAAAGTGAATGTATCTTCCGTAAACCCGAATGAACATAACTCTTTACCTGATTTGATAACTGCGGTGACTGCTGCTTTTGGAATCAGCAAATTAGGAGGAAGGTTAATCCCATGCCAGTGTTCGACAATAGCGCAACCATCAGTAGCTACAACCGAGTTTGCCTGCAGAAGCACAACGCCGAACAAAATGTTAGTAGCATTCTCACTAACTAACTTTTCAACATCCTGAAAAGCAATTTTAATTTTGTCATCAATAGTTCCCACAGGAGGATCGATGATTGATAGATCAAAACTTTCAGGCTCGATGCACTCAACGCTGGCTTGAAATAACCCTGATTTAATAGACAGTTCAAATTTAGATAATTGAGTGACCTGTAATTCTTCCTTACAAGCGTTCAAGGCATCCAAAAACTTAAAAGTTAATGGTGCCGCATCCAAATCTTCTTCAATAGGAGTTCCTATAATAAGCTCCCCATTAGCTGCAATCGCCCATTGATCTTTAATCAAACAGAACCTAGCATCATCAGTGCCAGCTTTCTTTTGAGCTAGGCTGATGAATTTAAGTGCATCAATCAACCCTTTCATGTGGGAAGGTTTGGATAATTTATCCTTCTTTGTCACTCTTGGTTTACGAGGTTTCTTTACTTTTTCTTCTGCCATTTCATTCTCCGGTTGGTTTAATAAATTATTAGCTTGTTCATCTAATCTTCTAGCTAATTCAAATTCAGCTTCGCTATCCTGTTGTCTATCAGCCATTCTAGCACTCATTCTTATTAGTGCAGCTCTGTCTTTTAGTTCATTAGCTTGTTGTTCAATACTCATACGATAATATCTCAGGGTATTTTTTATTAACATGCACTTTAATTTGAGTTGGTATTCTCAATTCAGTGACCCGTTGTAAAGCCATGTTTGTTGTCGGTGGAGGTTCTTCATAGTGCCTCTGTCTCCACCAATCCCTAGCTTTCTTTGCTGGTATCCCTCCATGTTCTAAACATATCCATTCGTTATACATTTGCAATCCACAAAAGTATGAAACTTTTATTGATGGTGGTGTATTTTCTTTCGTATGCAAATTATACAAAACCTTTTGCACATTAACTAATTCAATTATTGGTGCATCTGATTTAATCAGTTCGTAGGTCGATGCTGTTGTAAAAAGTTTTGATGCAAATGAAAATGTCATCCCACATGAACAGCATATCCTTGCCGCTGCATGATTGTAAGCCCCACACGACTCACAGATACGTACCGGAACATCCCCTGGCTTTCCTTTAGCTCCTGGTTTACGAGGTTTAACAGGATCGTTAATCGGCCCCAATCGTTTAGTATTACCGGCAAAATCGAGTACGAGGCAATTCTCTTTTCCAGTCTCAGGTGATGGTCTTGTTCCCCTGCCTAAAGTCTGAACCCACAATCCTGGGGATAATGTGGGCATCAAGTGGCCTATAAAATCAATAGGCGGGTGATCGATACCTGTGGTCAATTTTCGATTGCTAACGATCGCTAGATATTGACCATTCATCCAATCTTGAAGGCGTTTGTCATTTTCTTTTTCTTTCAGCTTAGAATGAATAGTGGTCGAGTTAATACCAAAACTTTGCAACATCGAATTAATATGTTCTGAATTATCAATACCTGATGCAAATACTATCCAACATTTTCTATCGTATCCATACTCAATCATTTCTTTAACTGCTGAATAAGTAATTGAATCCTTATCTACTGCAGCTTCTAATTGTTTTGCATTAAAATCACCACCTGTTACAGAAACATTTGATAAATCTATTTGAGTCTGTGTTGGTCTTGGTATTAATGGAGCTAAGAAACCTTCAGCCATTAATCGGTTATACATTTCAACTGTTGTTAGATCATAGCAAATATCAGTAAAGATTCCATCATCTGTCAAACTTCCTTGTTTCTGTCTATAAGGAGTTGCTGTGAATCCAATAACCTTTAGATATGGATTTATCTTTTTTAATTCTGAGATTACTATTTGATACGTTGTGTTTTCAGCCGGTGATAAAAGGTGGCATTCGTCAATTATAAATAAATCTCTCCATCCAAAATGTTTTAAATGAGCTGGTGTAGAGTTATCTAAGTTGCTTCTTTCTATCTCTTTTAAAATAGATTGAACCCCTCCAAATACAATAGGCATGATCTTTTCACGACTATTCAAACCAGCACTATAAATTCCCAACGGTGCGACAGGCCAAACAGATTGTAATTTTTCAGCGTTTTGGGTTATCAGTTTTTTAACATGAGTTCCCATTATTATTCGCTGATTAGGCCATTGGTATAAAACTCTCTTTATAAAGTTGGCAATAACAACTGACTTACCCGTTGCTGTGGGCATTGCAATAATCGGATTACCCACATTACCTTTATCGAAGTAATTAAATATCGCTTGTTCAGCTTCAGTTTGATACCAACGAGATTTATAAATAAAAGACATATTTAGTAATGGTTTGGTAATTTATACCTTTAAACAAAAGTAACTATATATCACTGACTCCCGTCTTATTACGCAGCGAGAGGACTGCGACCAAACCATTACTAAATAGCTTTAAACTATAGGATTCCAATACTCACAGCCGACTTTAATTACATCCTTTGGAATAACTGCTTGGTATCCATCACAAAACCATTCTGCATTTTCAACTGGTTTTGCATGTTGACAACTACGACAATTCTTTTCTATTGGTTTGTTATCATGACAGATACCTTTAAAGTCACAATAACCACATTTAAAATAGCCTGGGTTATCTGATATTCTTGCAGGGGCAATTTCAGCATTAACTATTGCATCTGCTTTTTGAATCATTTGATTACCAAGTTTATGATCCAGTTTTGCAAACTCACAATATATACTATCATTATTCTTGTTAATGTTCAAATACAAAACATAATTAAACTCTAACTTTGCTCCATATGTTGATGTTTGACAAAAGTGTTGTGATTTACTTAACGCTAAACCTTTTACAACTAATTCATCAAAACCTTTGCCTGTTCCGTTAGTTTTAAACTCCAACAAAATAGGTTCTGATATTCCATATCGTTCTGGAAACTTACAAACACCATCTAATGACCCGCCAAAATGACCATTGCAATCTGATATGCGAATTTGCTTTCCATCTTCTGCTAAATCCCAAACTTCAAAGCCGATACCCCGCAACCATTCAACAAACCTAGATTCTTCGCGATGACCGCGATTGAATAGCCGCTGCATACGACCGGAATGTTTATGATGGTAACACCAACGGAACGTGTACCAGAGATAGCGTTTACACTCATGACCAATTAACGACGATCCTAAATGATTCCTATGACCATCGTCGTAAACATTAGCACAGTACGAGTCGATTTCTTCAAGTACATGTGTTGAAACTTGTTTTAAGAATCCTGGCTGTTGTAGCTTATCCATTAGAACCCCAAATTATATAAACAACGGGTTTGATATTTATATCCAAGTTCAATATAAACAAGTATCTCATGAAACTGTTTCATTTCAATCATTCTCCAATCAGACCAAGTTTCAGTATTTCTATCTAAAACTTTAAACTGATATGCTTTTATTTTTATTACTCCAAACTTCAATAGTAAATCAATTATCATTTTTATATCCAGTTAAAAATAGGGGCCGAAACCCCTATTCGATTTACTTGTTACAATCCTGATGATATTTAATTTTTAATATCGCCAACGTTTGCAACTGTTCCGTTGTCAGGGTTTCTAAACCAGTCTGCGGAATGGATGGTGCTAGGCTGCAATCCGACTTCAGAAACAGGTTTGGTTGTGGTAGCGGTTGAGTTACCGAGCAAGCCAATAAGCTGTTCGCGAGTAGCAGACTCAACAATAGTTTTAATTTGAACATCAGTTAGTCCTTTTGTTTTTGAATCAGGTTTAAAAATTGCACCGACCGATCCTGCAATACCAAGAATAGCAGGAACACCAAACATAGCACAGCTTACATAATCACCAGCTAATCCGAACATCACAGCTTTGCCCACATTATCAATGATAGTTGGGGCCATTGCTCCACCAGCGATCACACCGACTTTCGTGGATGTTTCTTTAGATCGATCAGAAGCCCATTGAGTTACAGTATCCATTAATGGCGATGCTGGTGTGTCAGAAACTAAAGAAGCAATCCCATTGGAATATTCAACGTGATAACCCTTTGGAGGAATTATGTGTGTGATATTACCTTGAGTTTCATACATTATCGCGGTGCTCCCCATACTGGTGCAGCTTGTTGAGTAGGTTGTCCCCATGCAGGTTGTGGTGCAGCTTGTTGTGCTGGTGCGCCCCACGCTGTTGCAGCTTGTGGTTGTGGCTCAGGCGCATGAGAAGGAGCCATTTGTTGTTGTGCGGGTTGACCCCAAGCTGGTTGCGGTGCTGCTTCAGGAGCAGGAGAGCTACCCCATGCAGGTTGAACAGAAGGAGTTGGATTGCCAAATGTTGCTGCTTGTTGTGCTGCTGGTGCAAATTGAGCTTGCGGAGCAGGTTGTTGGATAGCTTGCTGAGGAGCTGGTGCTTTTCCTGGCTCATTGCCGTTAATATCCAGAATCTTTTTAACTTCTGTATATTGCGGATCATTCTTTTGCGGAGAAACCTCAACAATAAACGGGTGATTGTGCAGTTGCGCCGAATCGTTAATCATAAACTGTCCGATTGCATGACAGATTGCGCTTAACTGTCTGTGGGCAATCTCACTTGCTTGTTGCGATTGTGCATACAGATTCAATCGCATTGCGCCGGTTGTGCCAGTTTGAGGGCCATCGATAATCTTTAAAGTCAATTCTAAATAACCACCATCTCCTGCTTTCGTTGCTTTAACTTCCGATTTGTCAACCACGACAGGATGACGACCGACCGGAAGTTGCCCTGATGATTGTGATGGGTCAAACTGCTGTGCGTTAAACGCTGATACTAATTGTGCCATTTTTAAACTCCAAGTTAATAAAAATTCGATTTTACAGGGAATCGATTACCCTAAACATTTAGAAAATAATGCGGTTAAATCAGGTGGTTCTAATTCATTTAATCTTCCACTTCTATCTCTAGCGAATACATCAAATGTTGGTTGGCAACGAATCGCCGTAACTGGTTTTGGTTGTCCTGGTACATTATTTAATCCGATTTGGAAAACCTCATCATACATGTGCGGTATTTGTATGTTAAGTTCTTGTCCTGGAAAGTACGGTTTACGAATGTTTATACCCCCTTCGTCTTTAGTTTGTTGTTTGGCTATCAAATAAATATGCTTTTGCGGCATATAATAAAGATCATTTGCTATCCCACACACACGCCTTGACATTTCACCGTAAGCTTTTCGCCCGTCCTTGTTACGAGCTAATTCTTGTGTTAAGAATATCTCAGCCAATTGAGAAATAGAATCAATTACAACCGTATCAAATGCTTTTGCTTCAGTTGATTTTGTGAGCCAATCGAAAAACTCGACAATTTTATCAGGCGTATAAGCTTCCCATGCTGGAACCTGAGACCCGCGCATTGACAGCATTCCTGGTTCAACGCAGCACATAACTGGCCGAGGGGCCGTGTTAGAGATTGGGGTTTTTCCTGATCCTGGTGGCCCAAAGGCTAAAGCTTTTACCCCAAATCTTTGTGCTAATTGATTAGCTGGTCGTAATTGACTCGCTTGCATGGTATAACAACCCTCTTTTAAAATTTCGTTTCGTTAGGTCGCTATTATCCCGATTTAAATTTATCAGTCAACAATTATTTTTGTTTGCTGAAAACTATTTTTGTTGATAGACTCATCTTACCTAATCCTCAATCAAGAAAAATCAAATGACTAAATTAATATCATGGAGGGATGAAACCATATCCCTTTTAAAGAATAGACCCGCATCATTAACAACCCAAACAATAGCTGATGAATTAGGATTGACTAAAAGCTGGGTGAATCTAATGGCTGCTGGAAAAATCGAAAACCCTGGAGTTATTCATGTTCAGAAACTTAATGAATTTTTGAAAGCATACAAACCAAATTAAAAAAAAGGCTTTAATGATGGAACGTTTGCAAAATATACCGGAAGAATTAAAACAGTACAATCAATGGGTATGTTGGAAGTATGAAGATAGAGGGGAAGGAAAACCTACTAAGCTACCATATAACCCTAATAATGGAACATTAGCTAATGTGAATGAATCATATACATGGTCAAGTTTTGATATTGCAAAGTTAGCATTGAAAACTTATGACTATTCAGGAATTGGGTTCATCTTAACAGACAACGATCCATTTGCTTTTATTGATTTGGATGACGCAAAGTCGGATGAAGAACGATTACTTCAATCTCAGATATTTGATAACTTTGAAAGCTATTCTGAAATATCCCCATCAGGATCAGGACTGCATATTATATGCAAAGGTTCATTACCAAAAGGGAAGCGTAAACAATCTGTCGAGTTGTATACCAATCAACGGTATATGACGGTAACAGGTGATGTTTATCGTAATGAACCGATTAAAGATTATCAATCAATTTTATATAGTTTGTGGGAACACTTAGGTGGGATTGATTATTCCACACCACAACATAAATTTGAAGTTACTTCAATGGTTACTGATGCAGTCATTATCGATCGTGCTGCTCACGCCGATAACGGAGAGCTATTCCGCGACTTGTATATGGGCAATTGGCAAAATCATTCGCACAAATGGAGTGACGGAAGTCAAAGTTGTGCAGATCAGGCATTGATAAATATAATTCAATTTTACACAAAAGATACGAGACAGATAAAACGAATCTTTAGAAGCTCAGCTTTAGGTCAACGTGATAAAGCACAACGGGATAATTATTTGAATACCTGTATACGTAAAGCTGGTGATAGGGATTTGCCATTAGTGGATACCGCATCATTAATTGATGGAATAACTAAAGCAATAGACGTTGCAAATAATCAAAGACAATTCCCTTGTATTGAAAAGAAGCCGAATGACGTTTATATGGCTGATGAAGATGAACTAATGTTGCATCCAAAACAATCGGTATTCACAATACCTCCTGGCATGGTTGGTAGAATTGCCAGATTTATACATGATTCAGCTCCACGTCCAGTACCAGAAATAGCTCTTGGTGCCTCGATAGCATTAATGGCTGGTATGTGTGGTAGGTCTTACAATATCTCAGGAACTGGCCTTAATCAATACGTCTTAATCCTGGCTCAAACAGGAGTAGGTAAGGAAGCTGCCGGTAGTGGTGTAAATGTTTTGTTAAATGAGGTTAAGAAGTCAATACCGACTGTGACTGATTTTATCGGGCCTTCGGTCATAGCATCCCCACAAGGATTGATTAAACGACTATCGAAATCAAAATCGTTTGTGTCGATAATCGGCGAGTTCGGTTTGAAACTTCAGGAAATGACATCTCGTAATGCTTCTGCTTCTGCTAAAGGAGTTCAAACGGCATTCCTTGATCTATTTAATAAATCAGGGTTTGGCGAATCGTTCGGAGCAATGGCTTACTCGGATAACGAAAAGAATGTAGAGTCGTTGTTATCCCCTGCATTCTCATTGTTGGGTGAGTCAACACCTGGTGCATTCTATGAAGCTATCGATGAAAAGTCAGTACGATCAGGACTGATACCACGCTTTACCATCATCGAATACTTTGGGGATCGTCCTCATATTAATGAACACCGAGCTAAAGTTCATGACAATTTAGATTTGGTTGCTGACTTAGCGAAAGTCGCAGCTCAATGCCAAATGCTTAACAGTCAAAATAAAGTTATCAATGTGGAATTGGATAATGAAAGTGAATTGTTATTCAAAGAATATAATTTGTTTGTCGATGGTCAGATACGAGGAAGGGATGATGTTATCAGGCATGTATGGAATCGTGCCCACATTAAAGCATTAAAGTTAGCTGGTTTGTTAAGTGTGGGCATGAATCCATATAACCCGATAGTCACTAAAGATTTAGCAGATTGGTCAATCAATATTGAGAACGCTAATATTAAACGGCTATTACTTAAGTTCCAAAATGGAGAGGTTGGCGAAAAGGCTCAGTATGGAGAGAACGTACAACTATTGAAGATTAATGAAGTTATTAAACAATGGTTGGTCTGTTCCTGGCGAGAGTTAGAAGGGTATAGGTGCGGTAATCAGATCATGCACAATGATAAAGTTATACCGTATAAGTTTCTGCAACAAAGGTTAACACCAAACATTTCATTTAGAGAAGATAAGCTAGGTGCAACAAACGCGATAAAACGATGTTTAAAGATAATGGAAGATTCAGGAGATATAATTGGAACAAAAGATAAATTTAAGTATAATTCAAGTTCATTAGTTTATGCAATATTAAACCCAAGTCACTTTTTATGAAACGGAGTAGAAATGAAAATTCAAAAAACACATTTAAGAAAAACGTATTCCAATTTTTCAACTGAGTTACCGGCTTGCCAAACTAAGGATGCTGAAAAGATAACGGATAATAAAATTGAAGTAACGTGTGAACTTTGTAAATCAACTGTATTATTTAAAAAGGAAACAAAGAAATGAAACTATCGGAAAAACTTAGAATAAAAAAATTGTATTGCGATCAATTGGCACATGAATATTTAACATTATGCCATGAAATTTCCGATCTACAAATGCAAATTGACAACGAGCCTGATTTAGAATCTGAAGTAAACTTTATTATGTTTGGCGATGAAGTAAAATTAAAATTCACTAAATCTTCTGCAACTGGAAAAATAACAGCAAAGGTAATATCATGAATAGTAGGCATAAAGCATTGGAAGAAATGGCGAAGTTACAATCATCACATGTTGACCAGCTAAACAAAGATTTTAGAATACCGCCTAAAGAAATTATCGAAGAAGCGTTAGCAAAGAATAATATCTGGATTGAAGTATCTGAAAAGATTGAATCTAACAACAGAAGAAAATCTGATGTTAACAATGGCGGTACAACAGATTATTATAATCTTCCTTTGCCAGATAGAACCAAAGTTTTGAATTTAATTGAAGCTTGTATGAATAAGAAAGTTATTAGTGCTTATAATGCAACTAACAATATGTTTGAATTAATTGCTAACACCTTGAACGACTTAATTGAATACAAGAAGATGCAACCTTGGCAACATGAGGTGATGAAAGCTTGCTATGCCCTTGAGGAACGTGCAGAAAAGAACGGAGGATCAAAAATCAGGGAGATAAATAAAATAATTTATTATGCCCAACGTGGTTTGAAAATCGAAATGGAATTAGAAAACAAAAAAGTAAAAAGTCAGTAGATTGAAAAAATCCAAAATGACGTTTTGACTTTTGAAAAATTAATTTTTGAGGTGAAAATATGGACTAAAATAAGAATCATTCGCATTGGAAATTACCAAAATCCCCCTTTAATAATTGCTAAAATACCACTATGAAAATCAATAAAACTTTAATATCAATAGCTTGTATCATTGCATTGGCTACCATGCCCACATTATCAGGTGCAACGTGTACGATTAAGGCTGCACCTAATGGCGGCGTGTGTCGGTCATCGTGCGTAAAGCATCAATTTGACGTGCTGAATGGCTACCCAAACGGCCGTAAAGGTTATGTGGTGGATCATGTTTGTGAGCTGAAAAAGGGCGGCTTAGATAACGTTAAGAACATGCAATATCAGACTATAGCTGACGGCAAAGCAAAAGATAGAATCGAAGGGACTGTTAACGGAAAGGCTTTATACTGTACACCACAAAATAGCGGCCCTGTGCGTACAGTTTTTAATTGTAAGTAATGGCAAGGCTAAAAGCCGTACCATATAAATCATTCTATGATAACAGGCTTATGACGTGTTTTATGCGAGGCTGGTTTGACAGACTTGATGTAAGGCTTAAGTATGTGGGCAAGCTGGATAAGGCTTTAAACCGATAGACAAAAAAAAGGCCGGTATCATAACGAACCGGCCTTTTTAATGAGCTGAAAAACTTAATCAATACATTCTATATAATCCCATGCTATAGATAACATTAATGTTTGCATTCTAATATCTTGTAGATTTTCATATTGTATATCTAAATCACATATGAACTTGGCTGCGTCATCGCCTTGAAAAAAGATATCATCGTCTTGTTTATCATCTTTAAAAATTGATACCCAATCCATTGACCTATTAATTAACACATCATACCCACTTCTTTTTGTTCGTTGTGCCCTATCCTCATGTATTTTTATCATGTCAATCATTTTTTATCCTCGCGCATTATCAATATAAATAAAGTGATAATAGCCAATAAAAAGGTTATTATCTGATTTTTTATGGATTCTTTTTTATCTTTATCCATAAATAACTTCATAATCTTGTTTTAAAAACTTAATATCTGACTGTCTATAAAATCCGATAGGATGCTTCTCATTACGTGTCCCATCTGTATTATAAAATTTTATCATACCGTTAGGACACAATTTAACTTTTGGTTTATGCTTATTATTCATAACGTTGTTCGATGGCTATATTGTTAATAAACTTTATCTTTGTGTATTGAATATTATCAATTTCTGCTCGTTGTCTAGCTAACGCATTCAAATTTAAAACATGATATATGTTATATACACTTTTTCTATAATTTGGCCTATAACCCTCACTAATTAAAGCATTGGCAAATAGCACATAACATTCAACCTTGCTATTGCCAAAAACTTTAATTTTGCTATTTTCTAACATCCACGCATAGCATCCATAACCTACATATAGTTCAGGTTCTTTATTTATTCTTAATGTTTTTAAAAATTTATCAAGTTTCATCATAACACCTCACTCATGCCCTATTGATAACAGTCCCATTGATATCGTGGTTTCGTAAACCTCATAATTAGTAACAATTTGCCCTAAAAAATCATGAGTAGCTACATATGTAATTTTAACAACCTCATCACTCGCGTTAGTTGTTGTATGAATGTCAATAATTGTGCAAACGTCTTTACGCCTACCGCGAGTTATATACTTATCACCTATGCTATAACGTGGATTTCTCATTTTAAACACTCTTTAATTATGCTATCTATATGACGTTCTGTATCATTTAATGAATATGATTGAAAAACAATTCCGCCGCCGTATTGTTTATTATGGAACTTATGACCGCCTATTTTATTGGCTCTTTTTATAGCAATTTCATAACGTTCTGATAATGATAAGCCTGTCGTATAATCAATATCTGGAATGATGTTTAAAAAATGACATACATAGCGAGGATTGCCGTTCGCATCATTGTTTATTCTAGTCCATTCGATTTTATCTGACATATTATTAATCCCATTCAAAAGTTATAAAAATAATTTGACAATAGCCCACTGGCCTTATCTCTATCATATCGCCGTAATCTGTGACTTTACAACGCAATCCAGTAAAATTGCATATACGCTTTACTAATCTAACAATCTTTAAACGACTGCTATTGTTATCTATCACCTGTGAGTATCTATTAACCCAACTATAGTTAGACTCGCCCCCATACGTGTCAGTATGTTCAATATCAATTATCATTTTATTATCCCTCATAAGGTGTATATGCAGTTAACCATAACCCGCCGATAACATAACCAATATGTTTTGTCGTACCGTCTTTTTTGTCAATATACATTTTACTAATTTTTCCAGGTAAACAGTTATCTTCTTTTAAACTTTTAACTGTCCTAGCGTAAAATTTATCACCATATTGACTGATATATAACATTAAAATTCCATTCATTTTTATTAACTCCAATTGTGGGCAAATTAAAAATATTCTTTTAAATCATAATAAGCGCGGCTCACCTCTTCCAAAGCAAACCAAGCTAAAGCATTTAAAACAGTTGTATTGTTGTTATCCTCATCGACATTAATAGCTCTTGCAATATCCGAAGCTGAAAGGCCATTTAAACAATTAAAGAGAGCAATACAGTCGAATTCATTACCTTCCCCACACTCATTAGCCAACTCTTTTAAACCAGTCATAATGGCTGGCAGATTAGCTTTAGCAAAAGGAACCGTATCATCATAATAGATAAAACCGCCAAAACCGCCACTTGCACCATAATTGGTAACATCTTCAGCACGTTCTTTTAACTCATTAAACCCGCCAATTTGTTTAATGACAGCACGTATCAATGACTCGTCTATGTTAGATTCATCTATTAATTTTTTTAATGTAATATTCATTTTATTTTATCCTCAATTATATTTTATTTTTAATGTGCTCATTCCCACAGTTATTTAAAGATTTAAAGATTAAAAGCCAACAAAAAACGCATACGGTCTCTAGCTTGCTTCTGTTTTGCTTTGGCTGTATTTATATTCCTAGCTCGACCATACATTCTATAGTCAAGGTTAATAGCTAATTTTTTAGTTAGGTTGTTCATAATGAATACTCCTGGTTGATGATTAGGTTTCTTGAAAAGTTGAGCTATTGTTTCATGGATAATAAGTTAAGTCAACTCTTTTGTTAAATATATTTTATATAATATAGTTAGTCATAGATGAATTGTAACGTCACATCTAACACAAAGGGCATTTTTGTTATAGCGTGTAGTTGTCGTACTTTGTTGTAAGTTCATGATAGTTATAAAAAAGTACCTTCTTGTTATAGATTTTGAGGTCTTTAAAGAATAGAACAGTATATTACGTAATATAATAACTTTTTTTCACGAGAACGAACCCGCGAACAAATCATCAAAATTAATAATAATACTAACAATAACAACAACTTAACTAACTACTACTACTACTACTAAACTACTACTAAAAAAACTCTTATACTTATGGTATTTCTATATATATTATGATACTATTTAAAACTCTTATTTTTGACTAAAAAGGCGACAGAATGAAAGCTATAATTGAACAACAAATTGAAGTATTACAATCTTTAAATTTAGCTGTATTAACAGGTAAAGAAATTAACGCGATAAACGGGGCTATTAATAGATTATCTGTATTGATTGATAACCCAATAACTAATGAATACCCAATAATGGACTGTTCGCCAAAAGCATTGGCGCTAATAAGTAATAAAGAATCATTATTAACCGGAACTACAGAACAGTTAGGCATTAACGGCAAGTACCCGTTCGGTCAGCTCCTAATCGGTCAGTCGTTCACAATGCGGTATTCTGAGGGAAGAACGCGTGGTTGTATTGAATCTTGCCAACGTGCCTATGCAGACAGAACGGGTAAAAGTTTTCGCGTCTTAAGTCACGCCCAATTGGGCTTATTTGAGGTGGTGCGTTTGAGCTGATCCTAAGTATTGTTTTAACTGTGGGCATACATTGTGTAACATAGGATTGTGTTTAAAAAACATTATCGTTTATAATCAATAACATTCTATGTTACACAATACCATTCTGTTACATAGGATTAACAATAGGACAATATAATGAAAGAGTATAAAGACGGATTCAAGTTAAAATGGTGCAATCAGGTTGTAATGAATGAAATTCCCAAGCATCTACAAAAGACTGGACACATAGCGGCACGTGGTAACAATGAGCGTTGGCCTTTATGGCGTATGAAGGTAGGCCAGTGCTTCGACTTGCCTTATGATAGACGGTATGAACTACCCGGACTTATACGATACATTATAAGCTACCAAAACCAATGTTTAGTAAGTTATAATGAACCTAAGTTGTTTAGAGATGAGTTGATAATTGGTATCTTACCTGTTCATAGAATCACTCGCATTAGATAAATTGTTATGAATCAATGACTTACAATCTAAATGATAATCATTCACAAGTAAAACCAGTCGATGGGGTATGAACCCCTTTTAATATGGGTGCTGGGTAGATGGAGGCCATGGAAAAAATATCAAAACCCGTTTTTAAAAACTTAACCCTTAACCAAACCAAAGGTTCCATTATGAAACAAACAAACAAAACAAATACTCTATATATAACATCAATAAAAGATGCGTTACTCGATGAAGATGGCTGCCCAATATGCACAGTCACGCCTCATACGCCTAACTTCATAAAAGCTGAATGCCCGATTCACAATGAAATAACAACTGACGCACAATGTGACTGCCTAGCATACTGTGGGGATGACCCTCGTGTGGTTAGAAAAGAAATTGCTCCGTGTAAGCATCTTGGTGATTATTGGGACAAGTGTTCAAAGCGTGAAGAAACCAAAATTAACTTAATAACATTCATTCATAACACACGAAACGGAACATTAAAAAAGTTGTTAAAAGATTGTTTAGAGTTGATATAATGAAACCGAACTTAATAAATAGGATAAAACAATGACAAACACTTTAACCTTACGTCACCGATTTAAACTTATTATTGAAATATTAACTATCCGTAGTGGTCATAAACATACGGCTAATGAGAAGCAATTATCAACCTTTCAAAAAGGGTATCATGCAGGAATGAAAGATGCGGGGTATTATGAAAAAATCAGATGAAGAAAAACAACTTGATGTTACAACGCCAATACGGACTAAATTAACTAAACCTCACACAGGAAGTGTGAACGAATGGTTAATGACATTTGCGGTAGGTGAAAGTCGATATGTTGAAACAACCAGAGACACATTTGACGTTGAAATGTCACGGTTAAATACAGCTCCTTCAAGACGACCTGAATCAATGAAAGGTGTTATTATAACAACATCATTAGTTCGCTGTTTTGAGAGCTTGAATGATATTGGTTATTTTTTAATTAGGGTAACGAGGTTAAAATGAACAGGTTATTTAAAAAACAAGCATTAACAAATTGGGCTGATGTTAAAGAATCTTGTCACACTGAACAGTTAGGAAGTGTGGTTAACTTGGTTTGTTTAACATCCAGTATTGAACTTAAACTTGCCCACAGTAGGGCTAAACAAACTAAAGCTAGGCGGAGAATGCAACATGCCTTCAGGAATTAAAAACAAACTAGTTGTGGCCTATGTTGTGGAATGCCCGAATATTGGCCCTGGATCAAAAGGTGATAATCCTAAACGTTTAGAACTTTGGTGGGCTAAAGATATTGAACGAGCTTTATACCATCCGACGGGGTATATTATAATTACAGAATTAGTGGAGAAATAGTAATGGTACATGCAATATTGTTTATAATCGGAATCCTTGTAACACTGTGGGTTATTATGGAAATTGAAAAGGAGGGAGAAAATAAATGAACATGTCAACACTTAAAATAGTTATGGTTAGCATAGCTAGTGTTACCGTAACTGCAATCGTATCTTTGATTGTTGTATTTGAGGTTTTTAAATGATACCACATCAGATAGCTAAAGATTCGGAACACAGTCATCAGGCTGCATTATTTTGTTGGTGCGCTACTAAGTTGCTAATGTATCCTGAACTTAGGTGGTTTCATGCAATTCCTAACGGCGGGTTACGCGATAAGATAACCGCTAACAAATTGAAAATGGAAGGAGTTAAAGGCGGGGTTGCCGATTGTTTTCTTCCGGTAAAACGAGGGCAATGGTCTGGACTTTATATTGAAATGAAAGCCCCTAAAGAAAAACCAGTTAAAGCGGATTCTAAAGGTGGTGTTAAACCAGAACAATTCGCCTTTGGTAACTTTGTGGGCAGTCAAGGGTTTGGATGGATAGTTTGTTATTCATGGGAGGAAGCGGTTTTAGTTTTAGAATCGTATTTAAATGTTGACAACAGAACAAACGAAACAATACAATAAACCGTGTTCTAAAAGAACTAAATAATATTAAACTTAAATAATTACCGGAGAAGTAAAATGGCTGAACAAAAACCAAACAAAACGTTGATTGATGTTGTAATCGCAACTTTGGCAGGATCATTCCTTTACACAATACCTTTACAACATTCACAATTGCTTGGTACTGGATTGGTTGAGGTTAACAAAGCAATTGTTGATCCGAACAACAAAAACGCATTTGCGACACGCGCAACACAAGCCGGTATCGATATGGTTAATGCTTGGAATGCCGAACAATCTATGCTGGCGATTAGCCAGGGTGTTGATCCGGTTCCTGCTGCCCCTGCGGTGGTTGATCCTGTTGTTGATCCAACTCCTGCTCCTGTTGTATCGGCTTGGGGCGAAGCATCATCACCCGCAGTAGTTACAACGCCGGTTACGAAAAGTTTGTTTGCTCTTGAAGATAATGTTCCGGTTCCTACCGTTTCAGCTCGAACCAAAGGTGGTAACACCACATACCCGTTTGATGCAATGAATGTGGGTCAGTCTTTCTTTGTTCCTGATGCAAACGGTAAGAAAGCTGCCAAGACAATGGCAAGTACGGTATCTGGTGCAAACTTACGCAATTCGGTAGAAGTTGCTGGTCAAGTTCGCACAAATAGAAAAGGTGCTGTTGTTCCATTGACAGAGCAAACCAAATTGTTTATTGTTAAATCGGTTGTTGAAAATGGTATCGGCGGTGCGCGTATCTGGCGTACCAAATAAGTTTGAATGTCGGACTTAGAACCGTATATTCACTTATCAACCATGTGTGCTTCACTTCAGTTTATTTTTAAAGCAATGTGGGAATCAAAATGAAAGCGATGAAGAAACCAGCTAAAGGTAAAGTTCCAAAACCTTCTAAGAAAGGTTGTTAAAGTTTTAAAATAGTGTCTCCTCACTGCCCCTC